ACCCTAAGCAGATGAAAGCTATGCAAGCTGCATTGCCTCCTGCTCAGTTTCAAGCATTACGTGATTTAGCTGATGTTTTAGAAGCTGCTGGTCGAGTTAAAAAGTTAGGTTCTGATACTGCATTTAATCAGCTAATAACTGAAGAACTAATGAAGAATCCTCCGGTTACTAGCATTACGACTGGTGTGGCTAGAGCTACTGGTGCTGCTTTACAGCCACTACAGTATGGCAAGATGATTGCAGACTGGGCTACTAGAAAAGATGCTTCTGCTAATGCAGCCAATATCGCTGACATAATCACAAGTCCTGACGGTATTTCACGGCTTAAAGAGTTAAAGAAAATGTCGCCTACATCAGCACAAAGATGGGCTGGACTGGCACAATTGTTGTCTGGTGCTGGGATTATAGGATTAGAGGAATAAATCATGGCTAAAAATAAAATTAGTGAATATTCATCAGTTGCGTCAAACAATACTGATATTGCCGGGATTAACATTTCGGAAGGTTGTGCCCCAAGCGGAATAAATAACGCTATTCGGGAACTTATGGCACAGCTTAAAGATCAGCAAGCTGGTACTGATGGTGATGGCTTTACGGTAGGCGGTGCATTTACTTGCTCTGGTGCTGCTGTATTTAGCTCTACAGTGGCTCTAGGGGCTTCTGCTACGGCTACGACGCAGTCATCAGGGGATAACAGTACGAAGGTCGCTACGACTGCGTATGTGGCTAATAACGCTATTCCTAGCGGCGGTATCATTATCTGGTCTGGATCATCAGCATCTATTCCTAGTGGTTGGCTTTTGTGTAACGGTACTAGCGGTACTCCTGACTTACGCAACCGTTTTATCGTTGGTGCTGGTTCTACGTATGCGGTAAATGCTACTGGTGGTACTGCTGATGCAATTGTTCCAAGTCACACTCACACTGGCTCTACTAATACTGCTGGTGCTCACCGTCACGGTCTAAACGGTGCTATAGGTGGTAGTTTGGCCGTTCTTGGAAACGCCACATCAAAAGTTGCTGGTATTGGTGCTTCATCCGCAGAAAGTTATGTGACTAGCTTTGGTGGTGGAAACATTATGGAAGAAGCAGGTAGCCATAGTCATTCATTAACCATTAATTCAACCGGTGATTCAGGTACTAATGCTAACTTGCCTCCGTACTACGCACTCTGCTACATAATGAAAGCCTAACATGGAAAAGATAGAACTTACAGACCAGCAAATAGACCACATTGCAGAGAAAGCTGCTGAGGTAGCTTTTAAGAAGATTTACGAAGAAGTAGGTCGTTCTGTGGTTAAAAAGATATTTTGGATAGTTGGTGCTGGTGCTCTAGGTCTGCTTTTCTGGATGGCTGGAAACGGCTCTCTACCTAAATAAAATTGACCCGCTAACGATATTAGCTATTGCCAAAGCTGCTGCCAGTGCTGTTCGTACTGGTTGTGAGATGTATCAAACTGCTAAAGCCGATGGAATGGAATTAGTAGATGCGTATGGTAAAGCTAAGGATGTGGTCGCTGATATAAGCAGTCATCTAGGTAATTTCTTTAAAGCGCATGAGCAGTTAGAGAAACACGTACACGAGGAAGAATTAAAAACTAAGAAGGTACGTGATCCTGAGTTGTCAGTAAATCAGGAGGCTTTTAATCGGATACTTGCACAAAAAGAAATGAACCGATTAGAGACTGAATTGCGCGAAATGCTCGTATATCAAGCTCCACCAGAATTAGGTGCTGTCTGGTCTGAGTTTGAGGTAATGCGCGATAAGGTGAAGGAAGAACGTGCTGTAGTACAGCGTCAGGAATTGCAAAGGCAACAGGCTGCATTATGGCGACGAGCAAGGATAAGAAGGCAAATAAAGGAACAACTGACTTCAGTTTTAGCAGTATTGTTCGTAACCCTGTGGTTCCTATGGCTAATGATCCTGATACGAACGAGCCACACATCCCGTGGACTACACTCATCACCCTATTGGTACTGTGTCTTGTGCTAGTTATAGCCTTGCCTGTAATGGGCGTAATGTACATGGACATGAATAACGCTACTAATGCGGCTATGAACGAAGTCAAAAAGATGCGTGAATTACGGGCTAAGATAATTTTAGAAATGAGGGGTGAATAGTGCTGACTTTATTATCGACATTCATTAGTTTTTTATCTGGTGGCTTACCTAAGTTATTGGACTTTTTCCAAGATAAGCAGGATAAGAAGCATGAATTAGCTATGGCTCAAGTCCAGATGCAGATGCAGATGGAGATGCAGAAAGCTGGTTTCCAGTCTCAGGAACGTATAGAGGATATACACACAGAGCAAATTCAATTACAGACAGCAGCAGACGAGCGTATAGCATTGTACAACCACGATATAGAGATCGGTAAAGGTGCTAGTCAGTGGGTAATTAATGCTCGCGCTATGGTGCGTCCTACCGTTACCTATGGTCTATTTTTTCTATTGGTGGCTATTGATATAGCTGGCATCTGGTACGCATGGACTCAGAATGTACCGTTTAAAGAAATGATCGATGAAGTATGGGATGCAGATACTCAGTTGATATGGGCTTCTGTTATTGCTTTCTGGTTCGGTACTCAGGCATTTAGCAAGAAATGAACGTCAGCGACAATGTTCTAAAAGTCATTAAGCATCACGAGGGAGTAAGGAATAAGCCTTACCTCTGTCCTGCTGGCTTATGGACTGTCGGTGTAGGCCATGTTTTATATCCCAAGCAGGGACTATTACCAGTGGCTCAGAGAGGCTCTGTAGGGCTTCGTATTGAGGATTTCAGGGTATTTAGTAAGGATGAGATAGATGCGATTCTTAAAGCTGATTTGCAGCGTTTTCAACGAGGCGTATTACGTTATTGCCCTGTTATTACTACTCAAGGTCAGTTTGATGCGCTCGTCTCTTTTAGCTTTAATGTAGGACTAGGAACATTGCAGCGTAGTACCTTGAGACAGAAACATAATCGAGGTGACTATGATGGTGCAGCAGATGAATTCATGAAGTACACGCGTGGCGGTGGCAAGGTATTAAAAGGTTTAGTCAATCGCAGAAAAGATGAACGAGCTATTTACTTAATGTAATTTGTAATTTAATTGCAATAAGTATATGATATATAAACGATATGACTAAAAACAAACTCCCTGATGACTGTATGCCAGCTTGTTTATCGTGTGCTTTCTTCGATATTGAGCCTAAAGATGAGCTAGGCGTATGTCGCAGGTATCCACCGACTCTATTTCAGATAGAAGATGAATACGACAGTTGCTATCCTGTAACTGAACGAACTGACTGGTGCGGTGAGTTTACTCGTAAGGTAAATTGAAATGAAAGTTTCAGAAGAAGAGTTTATTGCACTATGGAATAAGTACGGATCAGCAGCAAAAATATCTACAGTATTAAATATGGGTATTAGGGCTGTATTTTCTAGGCGTAGGGATATTGAAAGAAGAACAGGTGTAGCATTAGTATCTACTGATCCTCAAAAAACCACGTTTTCAGTTACTTACCCTGGTAATGGAGTAAGGGCTAGAGCAGAAATAGAAGATGGTGTAATTATGGTGGCATCAGACTGCCATTATTACCCTGGAATTATATCAACGGCTCATAAGGCATTTGTCCATCTAATTAAAGAACTCAAGCCTAAAATTATCGTTATGAATGGCGACGTATTCGATGGTGCATCAGCATCTAGGCATGATCCAATTGGCTGGCAGCAGACTCCTACAGTAAAGCAGGAACTAGAAGCGTGTCACGACCGTTTAAATGAGGTTGAGAGCGCGTCTAAAAGTGCTGTCCTACACTGGACATGGGGAAATCACGATATGCGCTTTAACACGCGTTTATCGTCTCAGGTAGGCGATTCTTTTAAAGGTGTACAGGGCTTTAATCTATCGGATCACTTTCCACGTTGGAAGTTCTCTACGTCGTTAATGGTCAACGAGCATACGATGATTAAACACAGGTGGCATAACGGTATCCATGCTGTTTACAATAACACAATAAAGTCAGGTACTAGCATTATCACAGGGCATTTACATAGCTTAAAAGTAACTCCGTGGACTGATTACAATGGAACCAGATACGGTGTAGATACAGGTACTTTAGCGAATATTGATGA